ATGGGTGTTACTGCTGATGAACAGAAACAAAGAGCGTTAGATGATAAAGCTAGAGTTGAATCTCAACTTTTAAAAGTTTTAGATAAACAAAATGAACAAGTGCAAATACTAACATCTTCAACAGATGATAAAACAATAGCAAAAGCGGCAGAAGAACAAGCAAGATTAGAAAAACAATACCAAATACTTGAAGAAAAGAAAGCATCTCTAAATAAAGAACTAGAGAAGGATCAGTATGTAGACAAAGACGGCGCACTATCTTCAATAGGAAGTATAATTAAAGATTCAATTGACGGAAGTTTACTTAACATTAAGCCATTTAAAACAAATGAAGCCGGTCAAACAGAAGATGGGTTACTTCTTAGTGCTGAGACTAAGGCAGCTATTAATAATCTATTTGGCGAAAACGGTACATTAATGGACGAAGTTGGAACAGTTATTGTAGCTGGGTTTACTGGTTTGTTTCTACTTCCAGCTGTTGTATCAGGTGTAGCAGCAGGAATTACAGCAGGACTTGGAACAGCATTAGCAAGCGCATTCTCAGGAAGTGGAGGACTACCTTCTGGGTTAGAAGAATTTACAGGTAAAGATGGAAAAACAAGAGTAAGAGATAAAACATCTAAAAAAATAGCAGCGGATCCAAGAAAACTTAAAGCACCGGCAGGCACTAAATTTCTAGAAGGATTTGGCAAAGGCGGCTTATTGGGCGGCGCAGCTAGAGGACTATCAGTTTGGGGAAGCCCTGTTGGAGCAAAGGCAGTAATAGGTGCTGCTGCTCTTGGAGCAGCAATAGCTGCATTAGCAACAGGTATAGGTGCAGGCGTATGGGTACTAGGAGAAAGTTTTGGTACATTTTCTGAAAATATGAAAAAGTTTGAAGACTTAAACGGAGAAAAATTAAAAACAGTAGGTCAAGGTATGAGAGCTGTAGGCTTAGGTATAGGCACACTTGGAGTAGGTAAAGTAGCAGACGGTTTAGGAAACTTTATACAAGGCATAGGCGGCTTCTTAGGAAATCTATTTTCAGTTGCTAGTGGTAAGGGAACACAAAAATCAACTTTTGAGTTACTAGAAGAATTCCAAGGTATGGACATTGATAGTGCTACTATTAAAACAAAAGCAGAAGCACTACAAGCATTTGCAACAGGAATGAATACGCTAGGAGCAGGTTTAAAATATGAAGGCTTAGCAAACTTTTTTGACGGGGTATCGAGTTTCTTCTTTGGACAAGATACAGATCCATTTAAAGAAATTAAAGAATTTGGATCTACAAAATTTGAAAGCAAGTTTCTTGAAAATAATTTAAAAGTATTAGAATCATTTAGTACAGGCATGAGCACATTATCTCAAGTTAATAATGGCGAAACGGTAGATTATGATAGTATCGTTGCATTAAAAATAAATCTACAGAAACTAGGTGATGTAAAAGGATTAAAAGGAACAGCAGAAGGAATTGCTGAACTTGCTAATATTGCTAATGTAAAAACTAAATTAAATGATTTAGCATCTGCAGATATTGTAGGAATAACAAATACAGCTGAAGCACTTAAAGAATTAGCCGATGCGTTTATCGAATTAAACAAAGCACTTGCAGATAAGAATAGCGGCATGTTTGAAAGCGGAGTTAGTACTGCATCGCTTCTTAATGAAGGTAAATTTAATCTAGGCAGCGGATCAGGTCTAACTGAGGAAACAGTAAAAGAGTTAAATAGTTTATTAGAGAAAATAGAAGAACATACTAGATGGTCTAGCAGATATAATAAGACAATGTCTAAGAACATGGCAGGTATAGCTAATAATAATCTTGCTGACGGAAATATAACGAGCCCGTAAGGAAAACAAAAAATGTCTTGGAAAAAATATTTTACACCAGTACCGACTGTAAATAACCCTAGCGGAAGTTATAGTCCATTCAGTAATCGCAATTCTGGTAGTATGCCCGGACCTGCTAGATCAAACTATTCAAGTTATTTGCCTGATGTATATGTTGGTACACCTAATCGTGTTGAACGTTACGGTCAGTACAACACAATGGATCTTGATTCAGAAGTTAATGCTGCATTAGATATCCTTGCAGAGTTTTGTTCTCAACTTAATGAACAAAACGGTACACACTTTATAACTGAATTTAATAAAAAGGCAACAAATACTGAAGTTACAATACTTGCACAATATCTAAAGCAATGGTGTAAGATACAAAAATTTGATACACGTATGTTTAGAATACTACGAAATGTATTCAAGTATGGCGATCAGATCTTTATTAGAGATCCCGAAACTAGAAAATGGTTTCATACTGATCCGTCTAATGTAACAAAAATTATTGTTAACGAATCAGAAGGCAAAGTTCCTGAACAGTATGTTGTAAAAAACTTTAATGTAAATTTTGTAGATATGGTTGCAACAACTCCGTTCGATACCAACGGTAACGTAACAGGTGGCGGCAGCGGACATCTAACTGGCGGTGTTAGAGGAATGGTTGGTAATAATCCAACTAACAACGGCAACCGTTGGCAAAATGAAGAAAATGAAATTACAGTCGATGCAAAACATGTGGTGCATTTAAGTTTATCAGAAGGCTTAGATAAAAATTATCCGTTTGGTAATTCACTACTGGAAACTGTATTTAAAGTATATAAACAAAAAGAATTACTTGAAGATGCGATTATTATCTATCGTGTTCAACGTGCTCCTGAGCGCAGAGTATTCTACGTTGATGTGGGTAACATGCCATCACACCTTGCTATGCAATTTGTGGAGCGTGTAAAGACCGAAATTCACCAAAGAAGAATCCCATCGGCGACTGGAGGAGGGCAAAATGTCATAGACAGTTCTTATAATCCTCTGTCAATTAACGAAGACTACTTCTTTCCACAAACGGCTGAGGGCCGTGGTTCTAAAGTTGAAACATTACCAGGTGGAACTAATCTAGGAGAAATTGATGACCTTAGATACTTTACTAACAAGTTAGTCCGAGGCTTGCGTATTCCTTCAAGTTATCTGCCTACTGGTGCAGATGATGCAAGTAGTCAATATAACGACGGTAGAGTAGGAACAGCATACATTCAAGAATTAAGATTTAATACATATTGTGAACGTTTACAAGGGTTAGTTGCAGAGCAGTTTGATACTGAGTTTAAACGTTATGTATTAGAAAAAGGTGTAAACATAGATACAAATATGTTTGAACTTAAATTCCAACCACCGCAAAACTTTGCAAGTTATAGACAAAGTGAAATTGATAATGCACGAGTGCCTACATATACACAAATGGCAGCACTACCTTATATTTCAAATAGATTTGCTCTTGATAGATTCTTAGGCTTGTCAGCTGAAGAGATTGCAGAAAATGAACGTCTATGGCGTGAAGAAAATGAAGAAACACTTGAACCAACAGCAACTGACGCAGGTGGTGAAATGCGTGGCGCTGGTATAAGCGGCGCTGGCATAGAAGGTGACTTAGGTGGGATTGAAGATGTAGCTGATGATGGCGAAGCACCGATACAAGGCTCAGAAGGTGATTCACCTGAAACTGCAACAGGCGATTCGCCAATGCCAGGCGGCGGAGCAAATGCTGAGCAAACGATATAAATAATACTATGATACTAAGAGAAATATTTTATTTTGATAACGAAACTGTAGAGCCTGTAGAGGATGATCGCTACGAGCCTGAACATGATGTGTCACCTGTTGACTATGATGACACAAGAAAAACTAGATTAACTCTTAAACAAATTAATAGAATTAGAAAAGCATCTGATTTACACGCAGAAGAAAAGAAAAAAGATCTCGAGTTTGTAAGACAAATGTATGGAATGGCAGCAAACGCAGCAGCTGAAGGTGTCTAATGGCCAAGCTAGACAAGTCAAAGTATTCTAAAGAAGAATACAGACGTCTCAAAGAACAACGTAAAATTGATAAAGCTAGAGAGCGTATTGCAAAGCAAAGTGCAATAGAACGTAGTAAGCCACAACCTACTCCTACATTAATAAAAATACAAGAACATGCACAAGAACTTGTTGAAGAAGATGTTGCAGGAGTTCGGAAGGCATTTATAATAGGCAACGGTATGAGTCGAAAAGGTATTCCTTTAGAACCTTTAAGAGCCTTTGGTAAAACATACGGGTGCAATGCAATTTATAGAACATTTGATCCTGATTATTTAATTGCAGTAGATACTAGAATGGTTTTTGAAATTACAAAAGCAGGCTGGCATTTAACAAGACCTCTATGGACAAACCCTAATCGCAGTTATCGCAATATGACACATCTTAATTTGTTTGATCCGAGCAAAGGATGGAGTAGCGGTCCAACAGCATTATGGTTAGCTAGTCAGCATAAACATAAAATAATTTATATATTGGGTTTTGATTATAAAGGATTAGATGACGGTAGATTTGTAAATAATGTTTTTTCAAGTACACCAAATTATAAAAAATCCGGTGACAGAGCAACATTTTATGGCAATTGGCTTAAACAAACAGTGATTACTGTAAAAGAAAACCCCAATATTCAATATGTAAGAGTAATTGAAAAAGAAGGCTTTATTCCGCCCGATTTGGTAAATATTGATAATATAAAACACATTACCGTTGACGATTTTAAGAAACGCCACGGATTAATGTAGTCAGATAACTAAAAATCTTGCAAATAATGGCCGTTTCAGGCCTATTTCGTGTAAATAGAGTAAATAATATTGACAGCCCATACCGTGCAAGCGGTATTTATTTTATTACAGGAGAAAACAATGGCAGATCGTAGTAAATTTGAAGAAATGCTTGAGCTACTTGTCAACGAAGACAAAGAAAGAGCGCAAGAACTATTCCACGAGATTGTGGTAGAAAAATCAAGAGATATTTATGAGTCACTACTAGAGGACGAAGAAGTTGAAGAGTCAGACGAAGAAGTTGATGAAGCAGCTGACGAAGAAGTAGATGAGTCAGAAGAAGAACTAGACGAAGCAGACGAAGAAGTAGATGAGTCTGATGATGAGCTAGAAGAAGGTTTTGATCTAGATGAATTTGAAGTAGAAGCAGACCCAATGATGATGGGCGGCGATCCAGCAGATGAATTAAGTGATCTAGACGGCGACGACGAAGCAGGCGACGACATGGACATGGACATGGGTGACGAAGGCGACATGGCTGATCGTGTTGAAGATCTAGAAGATGAATTAGAAAAACTAAAAGCAGAATTTGATTCAATGATGAACGATGATGACGCAGGCGACGAAGAAGAAGCAGGCGACGACATGGACATGGACATGGATGACGAAGAGCCAGAAGAAGAAGGTTATGCATTTGAAGCAGCAGACGAAGAAGTTGAAGAAGCAGCAGATGAAGATCTTGAAGAAGGCAAAATGAAAGATTCACTAATTGGTGATTCAGAAAAAATGTCAAAAGCAGAATTTGCTAAAAAACACGGCAAAGAAGCAGCTGACGAGCATTATGAATCAGCAAAATCTGCAGGCGAGCAAATGCGCGAGTATGTAGAAAAAGTTGCACCAGCAAAGCACGGTGACAACGGTGTAAACACAAAATCATCTGTAGCAGGTAAAAACGATATGGGCGGAACAACTGCAAATATCCTACGTGCAGATACAGAAGAAAGCGGTGAAGCAGGAGCAGGTACAACTATTAAAGGTAACCCAGTTCAGAAGCAAGCACCAGCAGCAATGAACACTAAGAACATTAACGTTCCTGGTGGTAAAGCTGGCAAAACATCTTTCAAAAAGAAAGAGCCAGGACACGGCGCTGAAACAAAAGGCAAGCCGGAAACTGCTGACAAAGCCGCAGGTTCAACTCTTAACAAGTTGAGCAAGCGAGCAAAGTAAGCAAGACAAGGACTATAGTGAATGAAAAACTTACGTGAGAACTTGACATTCGACCAAGCAAGGATTGTTGTCGAGTCTGCTAATGAAGGCAAAGACCTTTTTATGAAAGGTATTTGCATCCAAGGCGGTGTACGCAATGCTAACCAGCGTGTGTATCCTGTTGAAGAAATAGGCAGGGCTGTCAAAACTCTCAATGATCAAATAACTGGAGGTTATTCAGTTCTCGGAGAAGTTGATCATCCTGAAGGCCTTAATATTAACCTTGACCGTGTTAGTCATATGATATCTGAAATGTGGATGGATGGACCAAATGGTTACGGTAAACTAAAAATACTTCCTACTCCTATGGGTAAGCTAGTTGAAACAATGCTGCAAAGCGGAGTTAAACTAGGTGTATCATCTAGAGGTAGCGGTAACGTTAGTGAAGACGGAAGCGGCAACGTTTCTGATTTTGAAATTATCACTGTGGATGCGGTTGCTCAACCTTCCGCGCCCGGTGCATATCCAACACCAATATACGAGCATCTAATGAACGCACGTGGAGGGTATAAGGCATACGAATTAGCACAGGCAACAAAAGAAGACACAAAGGCTCAAAAATATTTAAAGGAGTCGTTGATTAACATAATCAACAGACTGCAATGATAAGGAAAACACCATGTTAGAAGCATTGAAAAACCTTTTCGAAAACGATGCGATTTCAGAAGAACTGAAAACGGAAGTTGAAGAGGCTTGGAACGCAAGGGTTACAGAAAACCGTCAGCAAGTAACTGCTGAACTGCGTGAAGAGTTCGCACAGAAGTACGAACACGACAAGCAAACAATGGTAGAAGCAATAGATCAAATGCTATCAGAAGGACTTGCAAGTGAAATTGCAGAGTTTGCAGAAGATAGAAAGCAGCTTGCAGAAGCGAAAGCTAAGTATGCAGTTGCAATGCGTGATAATGCAGATCTTTTAAAGAATTTTGTCGTAGGACAACTTTCAGAAGAGATTGCAGAATTACGTGCTGATAAAGTAGCTATGCAAGAACAGCATACTAAATTAGAAGAATTTATTGTCGAATCATTGGCTTCAGAAATTGCAGAATTTTATGAAGATAAAAAAGACTTAGCAGAAACTAAAGTTCGTCTAGTGCGTGAAGCAAAAGACCACGTTGCTAAGGTCAAAAAAGACTTTGTTACAAAGAGTACTACATTGGTATCAGAAACAGTTGCAAAAACTCTTTCAAAAGAGATTTATGCACTTAAGGCTGATATTGATACTGCACGTAAAAACGACTTTGGTCGTAAAATCTTTGAAGCATTTTCAAGTGAGTATGGTAGCTCGTATTTGAATGAAAAATCAGAAACAGCTAAACTACTTAAAGTTTTATCCGCTAAGGATAAACAGCTTGCAGAAGCAAAAGCTCATACGGCAAAAGCAATTAAACTAGCAAAAGATCAGGTAACTGAGAATAGCGCATTAGTTGAAACTGCACGTAGAGGAAAAATTATGAATGACTTGATTAGTCCTTTAAGTAAAGACCAACAAGAAATCATGAATACCTTACTGGAAACTGTTCAGACAGATCGCCTAACAGCATCGTTTGATAAGTACCTACCATCGGTAATCGATAGTAATAAAACTCCAGCAAAGAAACAGGCACTAACCGAAGGCAAAACTATAACAGGCAACCGTGAACAATCACAAAACACTAGTTCTAAAGCAGACGATCACAATGTCGTAGACATTAAACGTCTAGCTGGATTAAATTAAGGAGATACCAATGTCAGAACTACTAGAAAGTCGCTGGCAGGACACCAAAACTGCACTTCTTGAAGGCCTACAAGGCAACAAGAAAAGCGTCATGGCAGCTACGCTCGAGAATACTCGTCGTCATTTGTCAGAAAGCGCAACAGCAGGTGCTACTTCTGCCGGTAATATCGCAACTCTAAACAGAGTTATCCTACCAGTTATCAGACGTGTAATGCCAACAGTCATTGCAAACGAACTTGTTGGCGTACAGCCAATGACTGGTCCTGTCGCTCAAATTCACACATTACGTGTACGTTATGCAAATACAGATAACGGAGCAACAGCAGGGGATGAAGCATTTTCACCATTCAAGATTGCTGAGTCATACTCAGGCAATCCTGGATCAAATGCTGCACCAAGCCCAACAGCTTCTATGGAAGGTGTTGCAGGTAACCAGATGTCAATTCAGATCTTGAAACAGACTGTTGAAGCAAAGTCACGCAAGCTATCAGCTCGTTGGACTTTTGAAGCAGCTCAAGATTCACAAGCAATGCACGGCATCGACGTTGAAGCAGAAATCATGGCAGCACTTGCACAAGAGATTACTGCTGAGATCGATCAAGAAGTACTAGCAAGCCTTAATAGTCTAGCTGGTGGTGCGATTGAAACATATGACCAAAATGCAGTTTCAGGTACTGCTACTTTTGTTGGTGACGAGCATGCAGCACTTGCAGTTCAAATCAACAGAGTATCAAACCTAATTGCTCAGCGTACACGTCGTGGCGCAGGTAACTGGTGTGTTG